TAGAGCCGTTGCTGTATCAGCATTGCCGACAAGAGCACCCGTAAAAGTTGTAGCGGCTACCGATGTTAAACCCGTTATAACCGTATCTAGATTCAATGTAACTGTACCGCTTACTCCACCACCGTTTAGATTTGTGCCTGCAGTAACGCCCTCTATATCACCTGTAGTGCCTAGATCAGCTATACTTTGTGCTGTTACATATTTGGCGGCGCCAGAGTCATCTATATCAGCGATAGCAACTTTGTCACCACTAGCTACGGTTGCTAACGTTAAGCTGTCTGGATCAAAGTTTACAGTAACCGCGCCCGTAGTGCCCCCACCGCTTAGTCCAGTACCTGCCGTAACCTCTGTTATATCGCCAACCGCCATCGTTTCGTTCTTCCACAGTCCCGACGCAGCATCATATTGCAGGAATTGGTCATCCGCAATACTAGTGATAGTCACATCGTCGAGATCACCCACATCTATTGTATCTGTTCCACCGAGAGCGATAGTTTTGCCAGCGATCGTAAGAGAACTATTAGCAAGCGAAGAGTTAGGCACCCCAGACAATGATAAAGCGATTGTTCCAGCGCCAGTTACCGGTGTAGTCGCGGGATCCACAACAATACCCGTCGTACCAGATACACCTACACTCGTAACTGTTCCAGTACCAGATACGTTCTTAGCCGTCCAACCCGCTGGAGCAGTGGTGTCGTATGTGAGTATCTGACCATGTAATGGTACCATACCACCATCAACATCACCAAGACCCGTCATTAAGAGAGTTATATCAGCGCTACCATCAAATGCTACACCTGATATATTCCTTGGGGTAGCTAACGTAGTAGCCGTATCTGCGTTACCCGTTAAAGCCCCAGTGAATCCAGTGGATGCGACTGAAGTTAATCCTGTAATGTTAGTGTTTAGATTTAACGTTACAGAACCCGTCGTGCCCCCGCCATTCAAATTTGTTCCAGCAACTACGTCTGTTATATCGCCAACGTGTGGACCTAATGCTGATATTAAAACTTTCTTACTTTTACTACCAGCAGGAGCAGAGGTATCTTCAATAACTAAAAAGTCACTACCTGTTATATCGGCGGCTGGCAGTTCTGTTAATTCAGAAACATCTAAATCTAACGTTGCTACGGGATTGGACGAAGAATAACCAGTAGTTGACTTTGTCAATGCTAATCCAGGATCTATACCGCTCAAAACAAAATCGCGTAGTACAGCTGCTGGCATCTTATTATCTATATCTGGTGTTTCACCTGTAAGATATAGATATTCATCATGAGCGAGGTTCGAGGTCGTCCTCGCCGTCATATTGATAACTTTTGTTGTCGCCATTAGTATTCCTGTTAAGACGCTGCAGTGGCTATGTAGTCATCAGATCCTGCAGGTGTTATAAATGTCGAACTAGAGATAATATTGTTAACCTCTCTGATCACATTAGAGCCTGTGAGGAACGGATTTTCTGGATCAAGTGCAAACGGTTGGGTTTTCTTAAAGTATCGTCTTGTAGAACCACCAGCTTGCAAACCGATAGTTCGAATCCTACCGAGCAAGGATTCTAACTGCCCGGCATATAACTGGAAATCAGGTTGCTGATAGTGAGCCTTCATCGTCACTATAGCGTGTAGTAGTATCAACTGCGCGTTAATCGTCGTCGTGTCTACATCTTCTGAGAACTCTCCTAGCGCGGCGTTGTATTCTAATTTTATCTTATAAACGCCGTTTGGTGTAGGCCAAAGTTCTAATTTGGGTTTAACAACGCTAGCAAATCGCGCGCTGTTTATAACATCCCAACGATATGGAAACTGATTATTTATAGCAGCTTCGGCATTATGTTGAGCAACACCAATGCCTATTTGCATTTCTGTATAAAAACTGTTGTTTTCCCTTTGTAGGGAAACAGTCATAGATTTCTGTGGATCGCAGTCAAGTGGAAACTCATACTGATTTACACCCGCTGCTGTTGCACCAGGCTCGGTATCATTAACGCGATGACTTAATACGTCACCATATTCGTAAAACAGTTGTTCTTGTCCACTGCGTAAAGCGGAATTTAGAAGATCCTTCTGTAAGATAGCACCAGAACCAGAGGCGCTAAACCCCAGTCTTTGAGCTAACTCCGTTCTTAGACTTAGCAGTGTTCTCGCTGCCATTCTTTTCCTTCTCCTTTTCCATGATACTGTGTATAGCTTCTTTTATGCCGTCTTTATAATTCTCGCCATAAGAAGCTTCAAGTAATGGTCGACCGAAGAAATCTATCATTCTTTCTATTTCTTGCTCAACACTTTCTACTTCTCGTGTTTCTTCTTTTATGGTAGAGATACCCGTTATTCTACCAGAAAATTTAAACATATATATGGGCAACTCATGCCCCATAAAAACTTGTCTTATTGAATTTCCACCCGAACCATTAGGTGCAAAACCTTCCAATAACGGAAATTGCATAATCTTATCTCCCTTGATAAAAAAGAATCGCGGGGGCCGAAGCCCCCACAATCCATACCTTACTACGCACCAGTAGCCATAATGCAGCCATGACAGTTTGCACGATTCATCGTGAGACCGCCACGCCAAGTCATGCCCCAGTAGTAGTTATAGCTTGTATGCTCACGCGGAGGCTTCCGTGCGATCATATCGTTACCCTCAATTGGGCGAAGTTTGATGTGGTTGGTGTTAAGCATGTAACAACGCTTAGACCATGCCACCGTAGTGCCATTACTAACGTTTTGCGCTGCAGTAGCACCTAAAGTATCAAACACTGGATCCCAAATAATGGGAACACCCTGAAAGTACAAGCCCGTAAACGTACCGCCATCTTTGATCTCAATAGAAGGATCGAGATTCCATGGAGAGTCCATAGTACCAGGTTGTACCGCATATCGCGATAATTGACCTGATGTGCCTAGCGCTGCCGCTAGTTCATAACTCTTAATGAAATCCGTACCCGCTAGGATCAAATTAGGACTGCCGCCATTCTTCTGACATGCGCGCCACATAGTGTGCATCGCAGCCAATAGAGAGGCATGGCCGTGACCAGCTGGGGTTGTCGACACGTGGGTATTTAGACCACCGCCTGTGTCCCAGTTGTTCCGCCAATACGTATCAGTAGCTCGGTCGATTTCGCCAGGTGTACCAGTTCGTGGATCAAAAGTTACCAAATAGTCTAAACCGTTGATAGCTTTAGAAGCCGCAGACGTTCCACCACCTAGGTTATGCGTACCATCCAAATGCAACGATTGGTCAAGAATTTCTTCAAAACCAAGGCGTAGAACATCCATAGCCTCGTTGAAAATGTTGGTAAGCTGAACCATACTGGCCGCGCTCGAGTTAGTGGGATTCTGTGAGTCACTAATTAGAATTCCGTTACCCAGTAAGAAATCTTCAGAGAACTGAAAACCATCGTGTGCCGCGTTCCAAGGATATTGCGCTTGAACAATAGTATCACGAGTATTATAACCAACGTCAGTCGACTCATTCTTGGTACCAGCAGTCGCATCACCAAACCATTGGAAAAAGTTATCGTAATCTTTGCGGATCTGTTCGGTGATAAACTTATTACCACCACCCCAAGGCTTTTTCTTAGCCTGTAGAGCCTTTAGCAAGGGATGTTGAACAGCCACCTGATCGATAGGTTTGTTCTTTAGAAAATTCTCAAGAGCTACGAAGCCTAATTGAGTAACATCGGCAGCATTAAGTGCATAATTCATTGCCATTGTGTGTTACCTTTTAAGTTGTTGTAGTTCCATGGAACAGGTGTGGCCACACGAAAGCCAATACGTGCTACTGGTGATGAATCCAGCTGACATCTAATCCTGTTAGCGCCTCATTTGATCTAGGTGAGCTTGAAGAAACTCCGGGGTAACTTCTGCTTGCCCTAGTTCTAATGGACTGCCTGATCCGCCGCTTGTTCTACCGGGTGCTAGGGGCCCAGAACTTTTACTAGCCTTTGAATTACCCGCAGAAGCGGCAGACATACCGCGAGTTAGTACATTATACTGCTGTTGAAGATTTGGTAGCCAATTTTCCGGTGGAATATTAGAAGATGCTAATTCCCTACCGATCTCCATCATGATTTCTTTTTTCGTACTATTATAATCAGCATCCTGAGCTGCAATAGATTGTTCCCAATCATCTATATCCTTATAAGCTTGGTCCTTACCGTTTTCCAGTTGCTGTTGAGCTTGCATTTGTTGAGCTTGCGCCTGATTAAACGTCTCCTTAGCTTGGTCTTGAGAGTGTGCCGAAATACGTTGAGTAGCTAACTTGTTAGCCCACTCCTCACTTATCTCAAGATTCTCTACAGCACCCTTTAAATCTTCGAAATCATTATACGAACTATCTTCGTTTTCTGTTTTATTTACACCTAACGCTTCGCCGATCTGATCAGCAAATTGATCTAATGATTGTAAAGCGCGTTGTGCCTGCTCATAATTACCAGAGTTTAAATTCCTAAATGTCTCTATAGCCCACTGTAATTGATCTGGGTTAGTGCCACTATCTGTAATATACTTGTGCAGCTCTTTCGAAGATGCTAACGCCGTTGTTTGAACCTCTAACTCCTTAGCTTTGTTAATCCAATGCTCAAAACGCTCTTGTGCCTTAGGTTTGAGATTGCCATAAACCTCGGCATCTTCTGGTTCTAGATCTGTCCTCTCTTTTGTTCCCTCGCTTGCTGAAATTGCTTCTGCTGGTTCCTCTTTGCTATCATCTCCACTCCGCGTGTCTTCTTGTGCTGCCTCAGCTTCTTGGTAGGTGGGAGTGTCAGTATCGGCCTTTGACTCTTTGATTGGTTCTGGTTCGGGTTGGGGTTCTGATTCTGCTTTGACATCTAACTCCTCCTCTGGCCTCTCTTCGTTTAGATTCTCTAACTCTGCCTGCATAACGTTTAAAGTCTCATTATACATATCGGCATCTGAAATAACCTGAGCTTGCTCTGCCATTTAAATTCCTCCCTGTGGTTCCCTGTACTCATTACGAGTTCTTTGTTGCACGCGATTTTGCGGCGCGTTCACCGCCTCATTTAACTGTTGTGGTGGTTCCATACCTTGAGGCGTAACAGACGGCGACATTGCTTTTGCTACACCACCAGGATCACCCATAGCTTGCTGCATCTGTATAGTTTGCTGCATGTAAGTGTTGATGCTTTCTGGCAATGGTGGTAGAAATTTCCCTATCTCAATACGTTCATCGAACCTTTTAAGCGTTTCTTCTAGTAATTGTATATAAGGGTTAAATTGATCTGGCATACCCATTTGCCGCATAGCTTGAATCATTTGCAAATTTTGCATAATAATTGGCATAACCTCTACCCAACGCATTCTCTCTGCATTCTCATCTGGCATACCAGTACTACCAGCCTTTATAACCACGTTAATGTTTCTATATAGATCTTGCTTGCCTTCCATTAACTGAGGCCAAAAAGCTCTCGGTCCAGCAATCTGAAACACCATCTCTACAGACATTTCTTGTACCAATATCTCTAAACTATAACGGGCTATTTTATGCAACCAACCCTCTACTTGATCTACCTTTTCCTGTATACGGGTGGCAAGCCCCTCATTTTGTATATTAGCTTCTGTAGCAGTTTTCGCACGCTGTATACCGCCTCTCTGAGCGTCTCCCAAGCCACTGATCCACTCCATATCAGATCTTATTGGTGCTGTATCGTAAACGATAGGGTTCATAGGAGGGGGAGTAGCGGGTTGAAATACGTTATTTACACCCGTGCCAGAGGCGTTAATTAAGGCTATCTCGCCAATCTGCGCGTTGCTGAAAACTTCAATATCTTCATAGTTAACTCGAGACGCGTCTGCTACAAAAAATGGTGCAGATAATTCCCTATGCTTTGCCATTTGTGTCCTAATGGTATTATACTCGTCCTGCAATGCCATCAATAATTCTGTTTCCGCAACTGGCCATTCTTCACCATCAATCCAGTTCAAACCAAGGATAAAAAATGGAAAGAAATCAGCACCCATCTTGTTGGGATGAAATGGATCTTTTATCCAAGCTTTGCCACCTTCTATCCAAGTGTAAACAGTTTGCGTGGTGTTGTCCCAATATTCCCACACCGCTAAAGCCAGGTTTACATCTTCATTCTGGTCATAAGAATAACCCACCATGTCATCTTTACTTAACCTGTTTTGTATACCATGTGCTGTACGCTTGTATATAACATACTCGCCGATCTGATCCTTTGTTAACTGAAAGCGATCCATGGCTTGGCTTGGTGTCATCCATGTTACGTTAGCCATCCATTGTGCAGCTTCATAGTCTTGAAGCGAATCCAACGCGGTATCCATACGAAAATCTTCAGGACGCACAAAACCTAAGTTCAAGCCTTCGCGTTGCATTACTTCTACTTGACTCTCAAGACCTCCGATGATATTTGTTATCTCTTCAACTAACTCATCTCTATCACCTTCGTAACTTCCTTCCTCTGTTAAACGCTTTATATCGTCTTGCATACGAGCCAAGCTGTCTTGTGCATCTTTTAATTGTCGACTAACAAGTGGATCTGTGAAATAATCTCTTTGGTATGTTACCTTTACAATGCCTACCTTACTTGTCATGCAAGAACGTAATACCTGCTTAGCAATTCTTTTTAGATTTGCTTCTTCTAAACAATGATTTAAGACTAGTTCCGACGTCTGAGCGAACAAATCACCAGGTCGATAATCGTAACCTTCTGGCTCTACTAACTCTTTTGAACGAATCTTTATTTCAGGATTCTGCGCATAGATGTGCGGTAACAATCCTTGCAACGTAGCGTGGATCAAGTTACCCTTGATCAGCCTGTTGCCTTCCTGTATAGCTTGCGTGCTAGTTAAAACAGTAGAGTTACTGTTCAACCGGCCTAAAGCATATCTTCGAGCATAAGCTATCTGCTTATATTGCGACTTCCATTTTGTATATGAAAGTTCTACATTTTTTTGGAACTTGCGAATCAAACCTTTTGAATCAGGTGGAATTCCGGGATTCAAACCAGACTCTGGTACGTTGATGATATCTAATTCTGACATGGTTAATCCCTATATAGTTCGTCTATTTTGTCCAACCATTCCATCGTAAATCTTTTCGGCTTTTTGGGTTTGGGCTTTGGTTTTACTGTTCTAGCCCTTCTCAACATCAACCCATATCGCGTGGCATCAAAGAGGTGATCCTCCGCGCTCGTATCAATATCTTCCACCCTCTTGGGGTCAGCAGGAAGCGGGGGTACCGTACGAAGCCAATGTTTGCAAGTGCTGAAAACCTTAAGATTTTCGTTTGCCAAGCGATCCACAATCTCTTGTAAACCTTGCACCCTAGATCCTGGGCCTTTCGCGCTAGACTCCCACATAACACCGTAATCAGCAAATACGTCTGCAACACTTTTATTGCGGCCGTCACGCATGAAGATTGCAGAATCGGCAACGTTACTCTTAAACCTGATCTTCCTATCTCTCTCGTCTTTCTCAACATCGTTAATCTCCCTTGCAATCTCCTCTATGGGTGTCTCACTACCCTTGTTAGGTTTCGAACTCCAATAAAGTTCTCTATAGATATAGATTATACCATCATAATCCTGTGCGAACCAGACACATCCAGCTGGAGATTTATAACCGTGGTCGTAAGCCTTCCACCGTTTCCAATGTAATGGTATTTCAAACGGCTCTACAACGTGTTTCTTAGGATCCCAAACGCCTTCGAAGAAAGCGCCCGGTGCTATGTTCCAATCGCCATCTAACCATGCCTTTACGAGCCATTCTGGTCCACTCTTTTTGATCCGGTCAACGTAACCCGGGTCATTCTCCATCAGAGGAGTG